ATGATAAAAAATGAACAGGAATATTACGCTGCACTAAAAGAAGTCTCGCCGCTTTACGATCTCGACCCGCCGAATGGTTCTGAGGAAGCCAGAAAACTGGATGAACTGTCTACGCTGATTATGCAATATGAGGCAAAAAACTATCCCCTTGATTAGCTGAAAGCGGCGATTTGTTCCACCAATGATTTTTGCCTCTCATTATGTTCCGCGGCATAACACCCCACCTTTCAAGTTTAAGAAGCTATAAAAACATTTAGCTATCAATTAGTTATTCGGTTTCTGCGTTATTACCATCCTTTCACGGCATAGCTCCCCACCTTTGGGTCAGGAATGTTACACGGTGATTTGTTCCGCCTGCCGATAATGAAAAAAGAGATAAGCGGCGATTTGTTCCACCTGATATACGAGAGGACTTTCCTGTCTGAGCGCCCTTCTCACCAACGTTCCCCCCGCTGCGCAGGGAGAACGCCGGTGATACGGGACTAAAGCAGGTTAACGACGCGGGCGCGAATGAGAATGTACAGCGTGCGCTTGTTGGCATTTGAGCTTTTGGACGTGAAGAGCGCACCAATTAAGGGAATTTTCGATACCCACGGAACAGATGAATCACTGTCGCTTTCCCTGTTATCCACCATCCCACCGAGGAGAACTGTCTGGCCTGATTTTAGCTGAACGGTTGTCGAAATTGAGCGTGTATTTGTGATGATGTCGGAAGCCGTTTGTGAATCAGAAATACTGTCCGCATTTGTCGAAACATCCATGATTAACAATCCTCCGGGTGTCACGACCGGAACAACCTTCAATGAGATCCCCACATCATGACGCTCGATCGTCTGGAATGGATTGTTAACATTTGCAGCTTCTCCCGTGACCCGCCCCGTCACAAATGGAACATTTTGCCCTGCCGTAAATGTTCCTGGCTGGCCAGACATCGTCAGGATGCGCGGCATTGATAAAAGCGTTGATTTACTCGATGCTTCAAGCGCTTTCAGGCTAAGCCCCAGAATGTTGCCGTTAAAAATACCAAAGGAACCGCCAGTGCTGGATAAAACAGACGTGAGGTGGTCAGTATTGATCCCTCCCGCCACCGGACTGCCGGAAGGATCTCCCGCAGCAAAGGAGAAATCAAAACCATCGGAAGCGGTTGTTTCAAAAATGACTGATTCAACAAGAACCTGCGTTCTTGGCACATCAACAGAGGGAAAAAATGTTGCAAGTTCTTTATGTTGTGATGCTGATGCCGTTACAGCCAGAATATTCGCTCCATCAAAAGGATAAACTTTAGTACCTGCAATATTTTCCCCTTTCAGGAATATATCAATAACAGGTGCGAGAGCCTTTGCTCTGACGTTATTGACCGGATACGTCTGAGTAATCAAATTGGCGCGCATCTCAGATTTAGTGAAAAAGTCTCCAGTTGGCGGAGGAACATCACCCTCATAAGAAGATGCCGGAACCGGCTCTGAGAAAGAATCGGAATATTCATACGTATCACGGTTAAATTTTTGAACAACAGCAGGATTGCCCGGGCTGAGGTCAAAACCATTCGCCCGGAGAACCGACGTAAAAAACTGAGGCAGTTCATCGTTGGTGACATCCGCTGAGTAAACCGTAATTTCCCCTTTTACGTCCGGTGAAATAATCACAGGCTTTTCGGTTGTTTTGGAATACCATGAAACAAACTCCCTGATAGGTGCATTATTCAGTTCGACGGGAATAGCAAGGCTCTGAAATGACAACGCACAAAGCAAACTAGCAAGTAACTTTTTCATGTTTTCCATCCTTAATAAGCTCTACCGTACAAGGCGTGATATAGACCATGCGAAAACCGTCTTTAATTAGATCGTCAGATGAGATTTTTTGCTTCTTGCCATCTATGAAATCAAAGCCAACTGTATTTCCCATTCGATACGATGTTGTTATTCTCAACTCTGATGGTTTATAGCGGGATGTAATAGCCTGCGTCGATTCTGGTTTCATCTGAGGTGTCGCTTCCGGCCTGGACAGACTGAGGTATGCGAATGCTGATACAAAACCACAAAACAGACACAATACTCTGGAATATTTCTTTAAATAGATTCTGGAAAGTCTCATATAAAACGTAGCGTCCCTCTTTACAGCATATCTGCCATGTGAAAGATATGGTGTCAGGTATGAGAATGATGAATGCTCATAAGCGTCTGAAAATGCCTGTTTGGTATCATAAGCGGCATACAGATCCCGCCCCGTATAAGTCCAGCGTTCTACGGTCATTGACTGCGGAGAATCACCATATTTAACAATCCCGACATGTACTTTTGGCAACGGGAGTTTTGAACCTGTTATTACACTATAAAATGAGCCAATAAATGGGATTGTGATTTTATCGAGGCGTCGGCAATAAACGACATGCTCTGCCAGTGCCACACGAGCTTGCTTATCCATAATGGATAAATCCTGAATAAGAAAAATAATATCCCACCCCAGTTTTCTGGCATGTAAAAACCAGTTAATTACGGACTGCCTTTCTTTATCAGCCCATGAGCGTGAGTTAAACCATGTTCCACATTCATCAAGCACCAGTAATCCATTTTTATTTTCATCATAGGAATTATTGCCTCTCCCGATTGCCAGCAAATCCTCCAGTGATGGTTTGTCAGGTATCCGTATAACATCCGGTGACTTTGCAAATATTCCCACTCTCGGTAACTTATGAATGCGCAAGTCGAGATTCGTTGCCACCCTGCAACCAGAAACAATTTTGTCCTGGATTTTACCGACAGCGACCAGTGTTTTACCTGCACCAAGCTTTCCCGTTACGACATATACAGCCATTATGATTTATTCCAGTCAAGGTATCCTATAATTCTGTCTTTAACGTCAAAAATAAAAACCGCTGCTTTAAGAGAAAAAATTGCATACAAACATGGTGCTGCATTAGCAGGAACAACATAAGAGACTGCACTGGCAATTTCAGGCGGCAATACAGAAGTAAGGTCTGAGAGATAGGAAACTAACAATCCATTCAGGCCGATAATAAGGCCAAGGAATAGCGAAATTGCAAGTGCTATTCTGGCGATGCCCAGCGTAAAAAACTTTGCAGTATATGCAATAAAAGTACCTGCAAGCCATCCAATAAATCTTGCCAGAACAGGAAGTCCAAGAAAAGCTGGCATGGTTATCCCCTTCCCTTACGTAATATTCCAGAAAAAGAATCGTAAACAGTAACGAACGTCCAGAAATATAATATGAAAGCAAAAACACCTTTAAACATATCAATGTATTTACACTCAATAATAAATTCGTACTCTTTACCAGGAGCAAATACAAATGGCGTACATTGTTTAAATTCAGGTAAGGCAGGGAATAATCCGTCTTTCAGAAATGAGTCCAGCAGAGGCGATTTATCACCGTCACCAATTGCATTCATCGCAGATGATGAACCTGCAAACTCACCAGAAATAGCTGACCCGTTGCCAACAAGTCCACCAATGCTGTCGGAAAATCCGCTTAAAGAATCCAGTGTTCCCTGTACAGAACCATCAAGAGATGCCCCTGTATCGGCCTGCAAAGCTGACAAGTCAAATGATTCAGTCAGTGCATCTTTATTGGCGTTTGCCATTTTGACGTAATCAAAATCACCTGTCCCGTTGCCATTACTCCCGGTTCCGCCACTATCATTGCCTGACCCGCCTGACCCGCCTGACCCGCCTGACCCGCCTGACCCGCCTGACCCGCCTGACCCGTTGCCACCCTGATAATTAATATTCGACTGTATCGTTATATTTCTGGAATAAGATGGCGTAACCGTATCAGTTATCAAAACAGCACGTGAGGCATCACACTTATTCTGAAAAGTTTCCCAGTTCATTATGCAGACGTTTGATGTGTCATAGGAAACCTGTTTTATATTAACCGAATAAGAATAGTTAATGTATGTCGGGTTATTCACGTCAGATTGTTTTGATTCCACATTATAAGAAACAGCCTTATAACTGTTCTGTAGTATTTTAACATGATTGCCGTCACTGTCGGTTTGCTCAAACCACATATCAGGCTGGTTATAATCATACTTTACCGTTTCAGTAATGTTAGCAATGGCAATTGAATCAGCATTGTTAGACAGATAATACCCTGAACACATTGTGCAACTGGCATTTGTATAAAGCGAAAACTGAGAACCTATTGAGTCAGATTTAACCACATTAGAAGGAATGCTCAGAGCAGATAAGTCAGACGGTAAATTCACAGTCTGCCCGGGTGTTACTGTATCTGGCGTAGAATTGTTTCCTGAGTCTCCATTACTACCCCCGCCAGATGAATTATCATCACCACCATTGCCAGAGCCATCAGCAGCACGAACAGGCGTCCAGTGCCCATTCCACGAAGTATCATTATCATAACCGATACCAATACCCGAAAGTTCGTAAATGCAGTTTTCAAAATTTGCATAACGTGAGTCTCCTTCTTTCCAGACATTACTTAATGTGCCATCAAATGCAGGTTTACTTAAACATTCAGCGTCTGTAGTTGCATGGGTAAAGAAAGGAGCAAAAAATAAAGCAATAATTATTTTCTTCATTTATGCTACCTGAATAAAGGGTGGCAGACGCCACCCAAATAAATGGTTGAAGAGAAATAATGTTGAATTAGGATGCGCGGCTTACAAATTTCTTAAAGAGCTTAATTCCCACCGTAGCACCAACAACAAGAACAACAAGCGCCCATGCGTACCCGGACATTTCGGTTGCCTGAGCGGTTAAAGAATCAAAGGCAGCTTTAGCCTGACTGGTTGCATCATCTGCTGCAAAGGCAGATGAACCAATAACCAGAGTTGAGCCAGCAATGACTTTTGCAACGACTGATTTTTTCATGTTGAAACCTCAGATAGTTTTTTAAACACCAGAATAGAATGGGATATAACCCATCCAACACAATAAGCAGCAAAGAAGTAAGATAGTACACTCATCTTTGACCACCACTAATAACGCCAAGGCCAAAGCAAATAACAAGACCGGCATTAAATATTAATTGATAAAGAGAATCGAAGTCTGTTGAAGACATGTTTATTCCAGAAGTTCAAGAAGCATGTCTACGTTAAATCCACGGGATTGCTCACCTGTTTGTTTATCAGTATATGGAAAGCTGCGTTCATAACCTGTAATTCGGCAGTGAATATCTTCAATCTCATCCCCCACACGGCCAAGTGACTTCTTGGACTTAATGCGTATAACTGGAGGGAAACTATATGCGTCAGCGGCAGGAGAAACCACTGTAGTGTAATAATAGCCGCCGCCGTTATTAAATCGTTTGATTTTCCCGGTAACAGTGGTTTCCAGATTTCCTAACTCACTCATATAAACACCTTTTATTAATCAACTATGCAACGCGTAAATGTGACGGACGTACATACCATGATGGTGCAACGCACTCCTGCACCCTAATTTCCCGTGTTTGTTTCACAATCACAGGAGAGAATTTAGAAACATTGCATTTCTGCGCAATGTCGATACCAATTTTTCGTAACCGCGCCCGATGTGTCTGAACCTGTTTTTTGTTGAAGTCAAATACATGACCGTGAAACCACTGTATTGCATACATTGCGGTAGTATTTGCTGCACGGGTGGTTTCAACAACCCCACTACTTACAAGATGATCACTGATAGTTTCAAAGTCCATAGCATTCACCGATAACTTTTTATCAAGTTCAAGAAAATCAGAATGTAACTTATTTAAAATGGAATAATCAGAAAGCCCCCAGTAATTGAGCGCATTCTTTTGCAAAAATCTGGATTTCAGCTTTTGCTCAAACCTTACGACCCCATTCTCTTTGCAGAAAGATATAATATCGAGTAGGTAATTGTATTCCCGAGATTGTTCGGAAAAACGATTCTTTATCTTTGTCAAAGAATGGAGTTCCATTTCATGAGCTTTATTGTAAACCGTTGGATATATGAGGTTTACATTGCCTTTTTTGGACAGCCAGTCAACGGATTTTCCATTGGAGTGTAGCCGTGGAACGCTGTTCCTGTAGGGTTGCGTAGATAAACCTGAAATATAGTCATCTTCATTCCCCTTGCCTGCCGCCCTGTTCGAGGTGATATGTACTTCTTTAATAATTGCACCGTCAGCAATAAGAGGTGCTTTCTCATTCTCTTTTGCCTGGCCGGGCATTAGCCTCTTACATTTCGTAAACTGAGGTAAACCTATTTCAACAAGGATCGTATTGAAAACCGATACACAGGAATCCAAAGTTGGAAGGCCAAACAAATTATCAAGACGCCCCCACCGGGAAGGATTTCCAGAGACTTTCAGCAATGAGCCTCGAATAGAGATCGAAACAACATCACAAAAGGATCCTTTATGCTGAAAAGTTGGCTGGCTCAGAGCTGACGCTTCCCCGCTTTCGAGGTGGATGCGCTGATAGGCAACATCACTCAAAATCGGTAGTTGAAAGCCAAAATCCTGTTCAATAGTCAGCCAGTCGAAAAACATTGAACGCTCACCCTATACATGTATGCAGTTACGCAATGACAAAAATCTATCACGCATTACGCATGTATACAAGCATAATGATATGAGCGCATAAGTGTTTAACTATAATGACGGCAGAATACGACTGGAGAGCATAAGTGTTTAGCTTTATGCCAGCAGAAAACTACTGAGGTGTGAAATGGCAACTCCAAAACGAACAACTATGGCTATCGTGGCTGAACGAAAGCTAAAACTCGAACGACTGGCGATCGATGCCAGTCATACCGCTGGCCGTGCGATCACCTGGACTGATATCGTTAATCATCTGATTGATAATTATGCAAAAGATGCGGCAAAGGATCTGATTCACACAACCAAGTCCAGCGAGTAA